TTATCATATTCAAAATATAATAAAAATATTCCGTATTTGTATTATATGTCCGAGACTCTACAACAGACATTGTTAAAAGCTCTAGATAATGAAAACAATGCCAGTGTTACAAACTTAAACAGCCGAATATTAAAGACAATAAAAAATGACAATTTACAAAAATTACTATTACCCAGGGATAAATTAAAAGAGTTTCATAAAAAGTTACAACATTATAGATATGTAGACGATTTAACAGATATTCAATATGGAAGATATATACGATGGATTAATTTAACAAATCCTACGAAAATAGTATTAACACGAGGCGGTATTATTATAGATATAAAGATATTACACTCCGGTATACATTTAGTATGTAAAAATAATATGAATACTATATTCCAAATAAAAATAGACGAAAATATGATCTTTCAGAAGTTATCTGATCAAGAAAAAACCATTATATCCGCATTAGATTATCTAGATACCCATTAAGGTTGATATATTCATATATCGTGATATTTGATGTAGTCAGAGTTTACATACGTTTTTTGTATCGCTTCGTCTTGTTAAATTTTATTACCGGTCGGGTCTTTTTCAAACGATGGGTCTTACTTTGAGTGGAAGAAAAACGCGGATGCTTGTCACATTTAAATTTATAAAAGTCAATGTTTCTATTTCTAAATATATTTTTTCTACAAATAGCTATGGACCTACCTTCGTTATCGGTGTCCTTACGCACACTTTTAATACATTTACATAATTTGCTCGACAACACGTCTTCTGCGATTTGTTTGTACGTTTTATTAGTCGGTTTAGGAATTTGATAATACGTAACAATCTTTTTATAATCAGAAGATGATAACTCCATATAGTTGTATATTTATTATTTAGATTAAAATCTTCATAGAATATATACATATATCATTACTATATGAATAATAAACCAGAAAAGATAGTAGTGTTTGATCTGGATGAAACGCTAGGATTCTTTACAGAATTTGGTATATTTTGTGATTGCTTAAATTATTATTTTAAAAATGACAAATATAGTGAAACACATTTTAACGAGTTATTAGATTTGTATCCTATGTTTTTACGCCCGAGGATATTAAATATATTAAATTACCTGAAAAATAAAAAGGAACATAATAAATGTTATAAAATAATGATATATACCAACAATCAAGGCCCACCAGAGTGGGCTGTTAGCATAAAAAATTATTTTGATTATAAAATTAATTATAAATTATTCGATCAAATAATAGCAGCATTTATGGTACGTGGCGAACAAGTTGAATTGGGACGTACTTCTCATGACAAGACAACCGAAGATTTAATACGATGTACTAAATTACCGTCAGATGTAGAAATATGCTTTATCGACGACATCTATCATTCTGGTATGGCATCTGACAACGTATATTATATAAATGTTAAACCATATCGTAATTATTTATCCATTGACCGAATGATATCATCATTTTTAAATTCACATATGAGTAAAAATATTAAAAATAAAGAAGAATTTACAAGTATAATACAAGCTGAGTTTAAAAAGTACAATTACAAAATATTACCCAAGTCTACGGATGAATTGGACATAGATGTTATAGTCGGGAAAAAAATGTTACAGCACTTGAAACATTTTTTCAGTGATAAACACAGTAAAACACATAAACGCGGTAAAAAAGACAAGCGGAACAAAACACTAAAATCATTGTAATATTCGTATAATGGGGTTTACTTAACCACCTTTAGTATTTTTACAACTTCAACTATGTGTAAGCTTTCCATTAGTTTATTAAACGTGGTAGTGGCCAATAAGAATAACGCGGATGAAAATACAATTGTTCGATCGAATTCTGTAAAACGCGGTTTAATAAACGGATTAAATCTAATCAACAAGAAGGCAATTACATAATATTTAATTATTTCGCGCAGATCTTCTAAATATTTTGGGTTGTAGTAATGGATATTAAAATAGGCTATGAAGTATAAAATATACGACATGTACAACGCACAATAAAAAAAATGTTCATGATAATTGCTCATTTATATATTTATTTATAAAAAATATATAAATTATTTTTATTTACTTGACACGTTATTTGACGGTTGATGAGATAATGAATTATACAAATCTAATGTTCTAGCACTCGCATCAGTTGCCTTACAATATTTAGGCATCCAATACCCGGGAATAATATGACCTTGACCGGAGAAATGAGACTCAAAGATTTCTCTATAATACAATTGCTCCTTTGTAGTAGGTGGATTAACGGTGTACATTTTAGATTTTTCAGAAAACTCAGTATCATTATACATGGTATTTAATTTGTCTTGAATAATAGCATACCAAGATTTCTCGGTAGAACTAACTCCATCACTAAACGCCTCTTTTGTTCTCCATAACACCTCATGTGGTAATAGATCGGGATCGTTTACTTGAATGGATGTTCGTAGCAACGATTTTTCCATGCGCTTATTATTATTATGGTTTCTTAAGCTGGAAGGAATACTTAGATACTTATGAACAAATGTTCGATCTAGAAATGGGGTTCTTGGCTCTAGACCATGACAGGATATACATCGATCGCTGCGTAACACATCGAAATACTGTAAGTTAGTGATTAATCGTTTACACTCAAAGTCAAATTCAATATCTGATGGACATTTATGAAAATACAAGTAGCCGCCAGTTAATTCATCAGATCCATCACCATTAAAAATAACCTTGGCATCACTGTGTTCGGATATATATTTGGCAACTAAATAATTACCAACACTCGCTCTTACACTAGTAGTATCATAACTTTCAATGGCATAAATAACCGAAGGAATGGACGAAAAAAACTCATCTTCGGTTAAGATAACCTCGGTATGATTAGATTGAATATGATCAGATACTTTTCTAGCATATTTTAAATCTGACCCGCCACTCATACCAATACTATACGTATGTAACTTTCCTTTTGGTACAAATTTGGAAACCATTGCGGTAATTAAACTACTATCCAATCCTCCAGATAATAAGCAAGCCAAATTTCGATCCATAGTAACTACCCGTTTTTTAACAGATTCTAATAGAGTAGCATATATCATATTGTAATAGTAGGATAGATTATCCGGATTGTTATACGTTGTAATGGTATCGTAACTGTTGTGTATATAATTAAAATGTGTATACGATAGTGGAGCGGATAATTGTGAATCATTTGAATCAAGTGAAACTTTCATATAAGATCCAGATTTAAGAAGATAACACGTATCCGACAACCCAGAGATTTGCTTTAGTAGTGATGCGACGACAATATTTCCATTTGACATTCCATAATATAGTGGTCTAACACCAAACGGATCACACGCAATATACGCCTGTTTAGTGTTGGAATCATAGAGCACAAATCCAAAATCACCATCTAAATTTTGAAGAGTATATTCAATACCATACTTTTGATATAGATGTATGATTGCTTCACAATCAGAATTGGTTGTTGGTGAGACATTTAACTCACTATATATCTTTTTATAATTATATATTTCGCCGTTACAAATTAAGTAAATGCCATTATATACAAGAGGTTGGTTTGAAATATCATCTAGACCATTTATAGCAAGACGATGAAACCCAAACAATACCTGGTCATGAACCGGTGTTAATACAGAATGTTCAGGACCTCTAGAACGCCCTAATGTAAAACAATCCAGGATCTTGTTTTTGTGGTTGGAATAGAAACCAGATGTAATTGATTGTTCAATAATAGCAAAAATCCCGCACATGTGGCATAATATACCAAAATCTTTAGGTATTTTACAAATATCTTATTTTTCTGAAGATTTATAATCTTCACAAATATATATTATGAATACAAACAAAGAAATGTATGGAGTAATCGAAGGATATTATACATGTAACCATGATAGAGACGATGAAATTAATAGACGCATATATGATAGAAATGTTCCATCTGCTAACTTACAACCACAATATAGTATTCGTCCTACATCTACTAAATATGGATATATGCAAGTATTAGATCAATATAACAAATCAACAGTACCATTAAAATCATATAGTTCCTATTCGACGACGCAAACATTTAACCCGGGTAATGCTCAAGCACCTTGGAGCGGTTATTCAAACAATGTCAATGTAGAATCCACATTAAGAAACCAGTTTTTTGCGTTACAAAATTGCGAACAATCAACTTATATACCATCTAGTACGAGTGATTTATATAATACCAAGGTAGAGTATACTCAACAAAAGCAAACCCACCCTTTATTGTTTGAACAGCCTGAGTTTAATACATTTAATCCGAATAGCATGAACATCGCCAATAGCATCTTTAATAACCATACACGATATGATGTAAAGAATACACCATGTTAGAATACCAAAAAAAATATAATACTCATATGTAAATGGATATTTCAATGAACGAGATAAATAGTTTAACATTAAATTATTTTATAAATAAAACACAATATGGGAGTGTTTTAGAACGAAATCATAAAGTAATTGACTCAGACTTTAACGCGGACAAGAAATTTTATAAGAAACGTGTACTAGATTTAAACAAACGGTTATTTAGGGATGAAGTCAATGACACACAATTGGTTGCTCATTTTAATAATTATGTGCGATATTGTATATCGCATTTAAAAATGGTAGATACGGTTGATATTATGCAAAAGCAATATGATACATTAACCCCGTCAATAAAACCGGAAGAATTGGTTGAAGACGCAAGTATAAATATAGTTAACGTAGACATGTCTAATTACGATTACTTATTCACTAAATCAGATAATACCAAAACAGTAAATCTAGATACATTTGTAATAAAGACGAAAACAAAGGAAACACCAAAAATATTACCCAAAAAACAAAATGTAAATTTAAATTCGAAAAAATTTAAGACGAAAGGATTAGAAAAAAAGAAAAATATCAGTAATAAGTATGAAGACATCAATGAACAAACATGTGTATAAACCCCCCACTAGAAAAAAAAAAGTACACATGACTAAATCTAAAAGATCGACACATCGAAAAAGACACATGTATGGATCGAATGATATAATTGATATGAATGATACTATAGCTACTAACCATCCTGATACAAATCATAAACATACTGAACATAGTCATCATAACAATAATATAAATTGTAGTCCAAATCCAAATAAAAAAGATTATACGTGTTTTAGTGAGAATTCACTATTTAAAATGAAAGAATTATGGAATATGCGTCATCCGCATGATACAATAGATACAAATGATAGTAAACAGATATGGAAGCACTTTAAGAAACGGTTGTCGCATATATGTGATCGTGAATCTTGCTGGCTAAGAAGTAAATTTATGGAAGGACACCTAGATAATGAATTATTGAATTATACATTTGCTCCATCCGCACCAGAAGATTGGAAACGAACACCGAACGAATGGTTAAGTAGTATAGATATAGAATCAGTAATGAAACAATATGAAAATTTTTATAAGTGTTTTGAATTTTTAGGTCCATCTCCAATCGACTATAATTATCACAAGTTATATGGCGAATGTGTATGGGAAGAATTATGTAAATTTAATTTGAGTGAACAAATTAAACGAAATAAAAATAAGATCGGAATTATATTCAATACGGATTCTCACGATGGCTCTGGAGAGCACTGGATTTCTATGTTTGTAAATATAAAAAAGGGATTTATAATTTATTTCGATAGCAATGGAAATACTGCGCCAAAAGAAGTAAAAGAATTAATAGAGACGATTGTTAATCAAGGTAAGCAATTAGGCATCAAGTTCAATGTAATGGAAAATAAAGTAGAACATCAAAAAAGTAACACGGAGTGTGGTATGTATTGTTTATATTTTATCATTCAGATGTTAAAAGATGTAAATTATGAATATTTTTTATCAAATCGAATAGACGACAGTGAAGTATTTCAGTTAAGGCAAAAATACTTCAATATAATATAGTAATTAAAATTTAGAGCAATTTCTCATTACTTATGTATGAATTACTTAAGCAATGATAATAAAGGACTATTGTGGGGGGTTTTACAAGAATCAAATCTATTCGATGGGATTGAAAACCACAAATTTCAAAAAATAAAAAATATATTTGAAAATACGTTGTATACGATAAATTTAAATTATCCGAATAAAAGTTTAATTGAGAAGAATAAAATAACAATTGATGAATTAACTCAAAAAATAAATCATGAAAAAAAACAGGTGGAACCGAAAATACAAATGGTTTACAAATCGGAGGATTTAAAATTGGAACGAATTAACGATTTCAATATGAAACTAAAACAACAGCAAGATGATTTAAATGTAGTTATTAATAGAAATAAACCGCGAGAAATCAATTTCAATGATAATACAATAGACGATAAACCAATTGGTGACGATATGGATCGTTTGATTTCTGAGAAATTAGCTAGTAGAGAGCGTGAGTTGGAAATACCTCCAATGGCTGAAAATGCTCTCTCCTGGATAAATAATGGTAGGGATATACCAGAAAAAAAGAAGGTATCTTTCAATGAACATGTTAATATTCAGACGGATACACTTGACCAATCGAATATTCGTTTAGCACAATCACGTGAAGATACCCGTCCACCTATACATAATGATGATGATATATCAATACATAATTCACAAAATAATATCCACCCTCATCCAAACAAGTCGGTAAATACAATATTAAATATATTAAAAAGAAAACCCGCGACACCAGGCTCTTCCGAGATTGGGGATAATTATGACGAACGGACCCAGTCAACGAGAGATCAGGTATATGTGAACAATATATCTACGAGCAATATAGCTACGAGCAATATTGCTGACGACAATGTGGATAAAATAAATATTATATTACAAGACATTAACCAAATTAAAGAAACACAGGCAATGTTGTTAAGTACTTGTACGCAGATATTACATTATATTACAAGCAATAAAAATATTGGGTAAAAAAATAATAGAGCAATATGTTATAAGATATATATGCGTAATCGTAACAGTAGAAGTCATAGTCTAGGATCATTGACTGGTAAAAATGAATATATTGATTACAATAGTATCAATACAACAAAAACATGTATATGGAATGAATTCACGTTATACAACAATTATCTTTCCAGTAAAAATATGACACATAATCCAATCATTCGTAAGGGTACTTCAACTACACCTACAAGAAGAGAGCGGGACATTTATGTTAGCGATAATCACAGTACCTCACCTAATCCGTTATATTTTACTGCTATAATGAAGTCACTAGGATATATTAGCAATAGCACGAACCCAACTGATATACAATAGACAAATACAACATTACCAATTTGTTGTATTTGTTTACATATTTTCATGACTATTTTCATGACTATTTTCATGACCATTTATATTTTTACAAATTTATAGGATCCGGCTGTCTTTTCAATTAATTGCCCAATCATAACCAGATCGCCTTTACCATCTACCGCATCATTATAACTATTTAAATCATATATATCATAAGTGGTTGGATTTAGTCGTGTAGGGGTCGGATTCTGAGCATACGATTTTTTAATTCCATCAACCGGTATTTTCACTTCCTTTGCCTTCCAAGTAATCCGTTCTTTATTAATATCGGTAATCGCATCAGACTCTTCATTACTAATGGATGGTTTGTATGAAAATGAAGTTGGAGAAGTTTTTCCAAACGAAAAACATTTGATTGAATTATTGTTACCAGGTTGAGTATATAATGTACAATCCATAGAAGCCTCTTTAACCGCGGTCAGAATCTGTTTACTTAAATTTTCTTTAATAGTAGATATTTCATATAATGCTTCGTCACTACTAATCGGGATAGAGTCATCAAATTTACTACCGTCATTTAATCTTAATTGTATAGATTTATCACCACTAATTTGATCGGGTGTAAATGTCATTAAGTATAAAAATACGTTTACCGTTCTTAATTCAGGTGGTAAATCTTGATGACTACAAATTCTTCTGGCACGGCCTATAACCTGTTCTATTCTCACTGGATGCCAATATGGTTCCACAATATGAACATATCTGGTGTTTTTTAGCGAGATCCCTTCGGCACCAGAGGCTGTAATCATAAGCACTTTTATTATCTCACCGTATAAATTATTTGTAGATATTAACGACAATTCACTAGTAATGGTGTCTGGCACATAGTTCCAATTACTATTAAAAATATTTCGTATGATTTCCTTTTCCTCTGTACTTTCTGTACCGGTATATAACGCAAATGCAGGCTTTCCAACATCATTGGTCGACATGTTTAATTTCCAAACACCTGTTTCATCTCTCTTGATTTTAAATTGTGCGAATCCATTTGCCTCTAATATTAATTTTAAAATGCCAATACCCTCAAGTGTTCGGAACTGAGTGTAAATTAAATGTAATCCACGGAATTCAGGATCTTTAATATTCTCTAATATATTTAAAAATTTTGGACTATATGTCTGTAATCCGTTTGGAGATAAGTACTTAGACTCATTATCTTTTAAATATTTCAAGGCGTCTTTAATTCTTTGTTCGTATGTGCCATCTTCTGAAGCCCTTTTCTGTGCGTCTAACATATCAGCATCTTCTATACTATACTGTCCATCTGGGTTATCTACACGTTCTTTAACTGACAATGCGTCTAATATATCTTCATCCGTGTTTTCTTCTAAGGATGTTCCAATATCCTCTCCATCTTTAGGCATAGGACGTTTTTTCTCTGTAGGAAACACGAAATTACAAAATGCTCTGGAGAAAATTCTATATGTAGACACCGCATCATCATATACATCGTCTTTGGGGTTTACTGCCTTTTTCTTCCGTTTATTCGCAGCCTTTTCCAACTGTCTCTCTTGAATTCGAGCTTGTTCATACACGCCAAATTGAAAGTCACTCATCGGTATTTTAATAACTTTCATGTCAATATCTCGGTTGAACTGAGGCATTAGCTGTTCTTGTGCGCTTTTAAAATACGACGTCAATCCAAGTATGCGTCGTTTTAGTAAATTTTCATTTTTCAGTTTACCAGTGGTAGATTCAATGAAAAAATTTTGGAATGATTCAAGACTGTCCGGTAGAGACTTAGATAGTTCAACTTGAATACTTTTAGTGTTGATTTCAATTTCGTTTTTATTCAAGATAGATGTAATAATTTTAACAAAATCAACATCACTTATATTACCACGGTTACCTACTTTAAAATTAGAAACCCCTTTATATGAGCCATCCTTATTGACATTAACAAATCCGAATGGGTTTCTAGTAACTGTAAGTAGTTTAGAAGATGGTTTATAGTCAATATAATCCAATATTTCAAATTCGGAAAATATTTTTACGATTTCTTCTTTATTAATTTTTCGTGATGTTTTAATATTTAATGGGAATGTCCAGGTTTTGATATATCCACGCAAAATATTAAACAATATTGATATTTCATTTGGGTAATTAATAATAGGTGTTCCTGTCAATAACACAATCCTACAGTTTTCAGCTGATAATAAGTATTCGTATAATCGCATTGATAATGCCTCGGGACGTTTTAATTTATTAACAATTCTACTAACAAAATTATGGGCCTCGTCTATTATAACTACTTTATCGTCAAATGGATTAATCTTATAATCCATAGTAAGAGCTTTTAAATGACTATTTAACAATCCATTATAATTAATAAATCTATATTTGTGATTAAGCATTTCATTAATCTGTACGTTAAGACTCTTCTTTTCATTTTCGGACAATTCGTTGTAATTGGACATTTTTTTAACATTTACCATCCAAGCACCTCCGTGTTTTATAATAAAATCCGTACTTAGTTGTAATGTACTAGACAACACTTCAATCATATTTGTATTATTAGGTATAGCATCCCCGACTGGCACAAACTCCCAATATTGGTTTTTTTTGTACATCAAATCACCGCAACTTTTAAGTTCTTCAAGATAATTCATTCGTAAAGACGCAGGTGTCATCACAACCACTTGCTTATCCGATTTCATACCTTCTGCGATTGCTATGGACGTACATGTTTTACCACTACCTAAACCATGATATAACAACAAACCACGGTATGGTGAGTAGATATTCAAGTAATCGCGCACTACTTTTTGATGGGTTAATAGGGTGAATTCGGCATTCTCACGGCGATCGCAACTTAACGAAGATTCAACTTTATCAAACTCTTCTTTGTAGGGTCTAAATAATGCGTTAATAAAATTAACGAAAGTCTCTCTATTATTCATATAATATGCGTTGGCACGTAATAAAACCTTCTTATCTTTTACTGGGAGACGATCTTTTAACATCGTATCACCTATAATCGTATTTAAATTAATATTATCAGCAATAAGCTTCAAATCTGGTTTAGGTGTTTTTCTGATATCAGTATCTGGTTCAGATTCTTTGAGTTCGCTGATCAACTTCAACTTTTTCGTAAGTTTTTTAACCGGTACCTTGGGAGGAGACGGTGCGACCTCCTGTATTTTAGAGGTAGGTCGTTTACTAGATACGGTCATTGTTGTAAGTTTTCTAATAAAATCTTCGCGATTAATAAGTTTGTCTTTGGTGTTATCGATAATAGCAGTTCGAATTGTAACTGGTTCAAGTTGTAATGGAGCCGCAAATTTAATTTCGATTTGTTCTACTTTTTTTGGAATTGGTTTAATCTTTAATTTTTCTAAAACACCGGTAGACATATATAACGTGGCTACATAAAAAAAGTGATGGTTGATCCTAATTCAGTTGAATATCTAAAAATACGACTATACTAAGCAGCACATTCTTCTAATAATTTCAGTGTTTCATCGCATGCCATTTGTTCTGCTTTGCGTTTAATTTTATGAATACCTCTACCAAGGTAGACAAATACTTTGCCAGTATTAGATAGTATCTCTTGGATCTTTTCAAACGATCCTACTTGCCGGTAGTTTAGCGCATCCTCTTTATGAACCTGGTGGATTTTTTGTCCTAAACACAAGTATACGCCCATTTCATATCCATATTCGTCCGTATGATTTATTTCAATATAATGGGGAGTGTCTTTGAATTCTTTTTGAATTTTAACTTGAAGAATATTTTTGTAATTGTCATCATCGCGAATTAGTTTCATCCAATCTACATGTTTTTCGAAAATGTTTTCAATAAATATTTGGGCCATTTGGAACCCAGGCCCGGTTGTAAATAATGTTTTAAACCATCCATCTTCATCTTGGACCGACATTTTATTGAAATCTAAAAAGAGAGCACCTATAAACGATTCGAATAAACATCCTAATTTTTTTAAATTAGTGCGCGTCTTTTTTTCTTCCGCATGTTTAGAAATAATATAATATTTATGAAGACCCATCTCAAATGCCAATTTACCAATCGCTTCATTTTTTACTAGTGCAATTTTTTTTTCAGTCATAAACCCTTCATTTTCTTTGGGAAAACGACGATATAAACAATATTTAGTGACTAGTTCTAATACGCCATCTCCTAAAAATTCAAGGCGTTCGTTTGATTTAGTATGAAGAGGCATACAGTTAAACGGCCTTTCTGTAATTGTAATATTTTCTAGTGTATTAAGTAACATTGGTCGCTTAGTATATGATTTATGAACAAATGCCCGCTTGTATAATGCTAAATTATCCACATTAGGAGGAATACCATATTTACTTAGAATAGATTGAACTTGGCTCAATGTAATCTCAACGTTATTTGGATTATACGGATTAAATATTAATCCGTCTCCAGTTTTAATAATATCATCATCGTGCGTTATTTTAAGCTCTGCCATATTAACTAAGTATATCGCGTAGCATTTATATTAGTTCAAAATATGTATAATAAGTATACGAAAATAAAAATATTTAGTCAATATATAAATGGTTGGATATATGCAAGGAAGCAAAAAGGCAAGAAGTACACCTTCTATCGCAAACAGTACAAAGATTTTTGGAATTGTCGGTGGGTTAGCCCCGCGTGTAGGTATTAAGGATGTGGCCGTGTATAGACATATTCAAATTAAGGGTGCCAAAGGTATTCCTGAGTTAAACGGTCAAACTCCTGCGTTTCAAGAAAACTACTTGAGAACCAATAATTTATTATCAGTGAACCCTCTTACATCTGGAGGTGTAGGAAAAAAGGTATTATTCTTTCATTAAACCTACGCATATTCAATCGTGTATAGTTAGGGTTGAATAATGATATACAAAAAAATATTCATAACATATAATATAGTATGCCTCAAAAAAATGGATACAGAAGTCATCGTGGACGTTCGGCTGTAGCAAGAGCCGTTAGTTTTGGTGGTACAAATGGAATTATGCCGGCTGTGTATGTGACAACTACAACTGGAGATAGCATTCGATCTAGTTATTTTGGAGGGCCTAAAAAGGGTGGTTCCGCGCCAAGTGCTACTGGTTTTATGATCGCAAAATCAACACCACAAGCATTTAATGCATCGGCTCATGCCTCTAGACCCAACCTACTGTTTAACTTTAGACAGTTTTCTAGTTCACCAAACGGAATTGGCGGACCATTATAGTGTAAAAACAGTTTAAATATAAGTATCTGTATAGTCATATACTTATGTTTATTAAAATAGACAATCGTGAGTCGGATTTATTAATAACCATGAATTTGTTATTCAAAGAACATAGTCATGATATAACGGTAGAAAACATTGCACTTGGTGATATTATATTACTCGATAATGATAACCATGAACAAATTATATTCGAGAGAAAAACGCTGTATGACCTGGCATCGAGTATTAAGGATGGAAGATATAGTGAACAGTCATATCGTTTAAACGAATACCCGATACATAATCACAATATAGTTTATATTATAGAAGGAGACTTTGAACGGTATAATTCTAATAATGCGAAAATGGACAAGAAAACATTGTATTCTGCTATCATAACATTAAATTACTTTAAGGGGTTTTCAGTGATTAGAACAAAAAATATAAACGAAACATGCGAATTAATTATCAATTATGCCGATAAACTTCAAAAAGAACCACGAAAAACTAGTTATTATGACACCAATAAAGAGGCCAAGGAAGTGAATTATTGTGAAGTTATGAAGAAGGAAAAGAAAAATAACATTACTGTGGAAAATATAGGAGAAATTATGTTATCTACAATACCAGGTGTTAGTAGTAAAAGTGCTATTCAAATAATGAAACAATACAAATCTATAAAACATCTTATTGAATGCTTACAGCAAGATGAATCCTGTTTAAACGAAATAGCTCTTATATGTGAAAATGGTCAGTCTAGAAAGATTAGTAAAACGTGTATTGACAATATAAAAAAATTTGTACTATACAACCATGTATCCGATGCGTAATATACAATATGAATGCCAATATGAATGCCAATATGAATGCCAATATGAATGCCAATATGAATGCCAATATGAATGCCAATATGAATGCCAATATGAATGCCAATATGAATGCCAATATGAATGC